AGCCCCGGCGTGCATCGCCAGCATCTGAGACAGGGCCGGCGTGATCGGCCGTGTAATCGTCTCCCGGTGGCCTTTGCGGCTGGCCGCCAAGAACGTCAGGGTGTGCTGCTCCAGATCTACTTGGGCCCACCGGAGTTCGAGCACCGCACCGATCCGCTCCCCGGTCTGGAACATCGCCAGCAGTTTCGTGATCCAGTACCAGGCGGCCGGCTTGCCCGCCACAAGCCCCTTGCGGTGCCGGGCGGCCTGAATCAGCCGGCTGAGCTCCTCGGCCTTGTAGGCTTTCGGTACGGGCTTGGGGACGCGGGGCCGGGCGTAGTCGGGAAACTCCAGCAGTTCGCCGTTCGTCTTCTTCCACCGCTTCTTGGCGAGCCACGTCCACAGGCTACGCAGGTGGGCCGAGTCTTTCGCTAGGCTGGCCGGCGAGATCAGGCCCCGCTTTTTGTCGTGGATGGTGCTGGCCCGCCACCGCAGGAACTTCGACGCCACGAGGTCGTCGAGGTCGTCCACGGTAGGCTCATGGCCTAGGTAATCTGCGAACCTGTCCAGCGTGGAGCAGTACATCGTGATGCTCCGGTCGCTCAGGTTTTTCAGCGGGGCAATCCGATCAAGAAAGAGCTCTCTGAGTGTCATGGCTAAGCACCTTTTGGTTTGCCCCAAGGATACCCATCTGTACAGGTGTACACAACAACGAACTACACCCCATCCGCTGGAAAGATCGCCGGTTTCGGCCGGCTGCGATACTGTACAGAGATTCGAGTGAGAGCGGCAAGGCGAGTCGGTTTGACGCAGGTGACGCTTGCGTTACTATGGGAGCATGGTTGCATTGGCGAGCCCGGACAAAGAGTGGATCACGATTGCCGAAGCGGTGAAGCTGGCGGGCTGCACCGAGGGCTACCTGCGTCGCCTGCTGGGCGAAGGGGACACCAGGCTGCGTGGCTGGAAGGCCGGCGAGCGGGCGTGGCTGGTGTTTAAGGCCGACGTGCTGACCCTCAAGGCCAGCCTGACCACCCGCTCGAACCTGCGGAAGGACGAGCGGCCGGCTGATCCGAAGCCCAAGCGTAAGCGGAAACCCCAGTAATCCACGGGGAAAACCGCACCTAAAAAAATCTTTTGAAGCCCCCTTGCCCCAAGTAACGATACCGCTACACTAGGGGCATGCGAGCGAATGAGACTCGCAGCCGCTAACCGGGAGTCAGCAACATGGAGACGATCACGCTTAACAGCCGGAAGTACACGGTCACTCAGGAGCTCGGCGTCGGCGTGAACGTGGCCCGTGATCTCGGCATCATTCGCCAATGCATCATCGAGGGCGTCAAGGGTTCTACGTTGCTGCTTCAGGTGTTCGCTAACGGAACGCGCCGCACTATCAACGCCGTCGGCAACCGGGTCACGTACTACCGCTGAAAAACCAATGGTGGGGCCACCCGGCCTGCCGACAGCTGCGAAACGGGTGGCAATCGCTCACAGGATTCTCGGGCCAAGGAGGGCCACGCAATGAACCGCCACTGGAACCACGCCATGCAGTCGCTCGTCCTGATCCGCATCGGCCAGGAGCTCGGCACCGATTCACCGGCTGCTCGAGCCCTGCACGACCTGCTTGAACTGCTGGCCGCCATCCCGTTCAGGTTTCTTGGTTGACAGAAGTGACGCTAACGCTACCCTATCCACGGAAGTGACGGTAGCGGCACGCCGCACAGGGGAGGACTAACACCGCAGAACTGGAATCTTCGTACAGCATCTTGCCCGCGTAGTGGCCAGCCGTACACTACCCCACCCAAGGAGAGAGCCCCCATGATCACGAACCCCAGCAGCCCTCACGAAAACGAATACCTTGCCGCCATCGCTGGCCTCGGCAAGCAGACCCCGAGCCCCGCAGCGGCTCGCACCTACGCCGTCGGCGTGTTCGTCAGCGGCTGCACCGCCGGCAAGCGGTGGCAGGGCCGCATCGAGTGGACGGACGGCGACCGGCTCACGCTTGACGTGGGCGGCGGATGGCTCGCCGTTTCGGCCAAGGACGTGACGCACTGAGACAAAGGACCGCCGCCCAGCGGAGCTAGGTGGCGGAAGGAGTGGGGCGGAGCCCCAGCGGCATGGACGCAACAACGAGCCGGTGAGCAGGACGCAAGCCGGTATTTCACAGGGACATTCGCAGTTTGCGAATCACGAAAGGACGCAGAGATGACGACTGAACTGAGCACCAGCACGACGCCAACGAGGGGGCTTGCCCTCTCGACAATGGCCGACGCCATGAAGTTTGGCGAGATGATCGCCAATAGCGACTTCGCCCCGAAGGATTTTCGCGGCAAGCCGGCCAGCTGCGTGCTGGCGATCCAGGCCGGTGCTGAGATCGGCCTAAGCCCGATGCAGGCCATGCAGTCCATTGCCGTCGTGAACGGCAGGCCGTCGATCTACGGCGATGCCGCCCTGGCGGTGGTCAAGGCCAGCCCGGTGTGCGAGTACGTCACCGAGACGATTGAGGGCGACGGCGAGCAGATGGTGGCCATTTGCACCGCCAAACGTCGTGGCTACCCGGCTCCGACCATCAGCCGTTTCTCGGTGGCCGACGCCAAGAGGGCGGGCTTGTGGGGCAAGAGCGGCCCGTGGACGCAGTACAGCCGCCGAATGCTGCAAATGCGGGCAAGGGGCTTTGCGTTGAGGGACTGTTTTCCAGACGTGTTGCGTGGCCTCGTGACCGCAGAGGAGGCCCAAGACTATCCGGCCAACGAACCGGCCATGATTCGCCAGCAGGGCGAGCCGGCACGCCCCTTGACCAATAGTGTCAAGGACGTGGCACCGGGCATCACCGTCGCGCACGTCGAGCGGTTTGAGCCTGCGGCGGCCGTCGTCGCTGCGACGCCAGGCGACATGGAGCGTAGCCGGCTTGCGGTCAACAAAGCGGCCAAGGTCGGCGACCTAGAGCGGATGCAGTCGGTGACCGAGCAGCGGCTGAAGTCCGGCTTCTACACGCCGGCCCAGGCCGACGAGTTGCTGAACCTCATCAACGGCAAGCTCGACTGGCTGGCGAGCGAGCCGGAGGACAAGGGCACCGACTTCCCGCACGAGGCCGCCGAGCACGAGGTGGCATCGTGAAGAGCCGCTTCGACCCCAACATCGCCAAGTCGCACGAGCCGCTGACGATCACGGCGTACGACATCGCCGGGTTCTTGGAGCGGTGCAACCGGCCCCGGGCCGCGGCGTACGTGGACGAGATGGGAGGCAACTACGACCGGGCACTCAAGACGATCACGGAGTTACGGACGCAACTGAACGAGGTGCTTCTGAGGCTGCACAAGTACGAGCCGCCGAAGGGGCCGAAGTTCGGGGAGCCGCCACACAGTAACCGGAGCCGGTGCGAATAACGCCAGGCCCGTGGCGTGAACCGGCCTCGACAGCCGGCGGGCAGCCACCGCACTCCAGAGGCGTCGTATCAGTGCAGCGTCGGATTGGTCTTAACACTTCGCCAAGGCCGGCGTCGTCCGCTCCACGTCACGGAGCTAATACACGGAAGGACGTGATATGAGCGACTACAAGTGGACTGAAGTAGATGTTGCAGACGCAAAGAGACGCGCAGCGCTAAAGCAACTTGAGTTTGAAGAAGCCAAAAGGGCTGCGCGGCAGATTGAAGAATCATTCTGGGACGACAAGCTTGTTGCTCGTTTCCCTCAGCTGGAAGGCAGGACGCACGAGCCTTTCGGGGCCGTGATCTCTTTTTCAGACGGCGACCAGGACTGCATGTGCCGCGGTCCGATCGGCCCTCAGTGGGCGCTGGGCAAGGTTTGCATGCTTGTTTGGCACAAGGGCTCAAAGGGAAAGTTTCACAAGCAGGCGACAGAGTACTCGTGCGATGAAATCGTTCCCTTTATCAAGCAAGTCCGTACCGTCAAATCGACGCAGGCCGTGGCATGAACCACTACGGCATTGAAGACCACCCGGCTGGCCCGCTGTTCGCCCAGCGAGCCCCGTCAAACGGCACGATCACTTCGGCCGCAGCGGCCGACTCGCTCAGCCCGGCGACGCTGAACGCCATGCAGCGGCGCGTGCTCGAGCTCCTGGCGGCGTGGCCGCAAGGACTCACCGACGAGGAGATGCAGCACAAGCTCGGCATGAACCCCAGCACGCAGCGGCCACGACGTGGAGAACTGGCACGGTTCGGGCTCGTTGTGGAGTGCGGCACCAGGCGGACGACGAGCGGGCGGATGGCGGCGGTGTGGAGGAAGGCGTAGCGGTGACGGCGAAAGCAACGTTACCGCATCACAAGCATTGCCAGTCTGGTTCAACGCGAGCCAGTGGCACTTTTGGTTGGTGTTTACATGAAAGGGATTGCCATGCGTTTGCATAAGCCCGATGTACGGATGGTCGCCGTGAACGACCTGATTGTGGATGAGAGTTACCAGCGTGAAGCTATCGCGGCCCATGTGGCTGGCATTGCCAAGAACTTCGACGAGGAGGCATTCGGCGTCATCGTCGCTGGTGAGCGGGATGACGGCAGCCTTCACCCGGTCGATGGCTTTCAGCGGCTGAATGCAGCCATGGAACGAGGCGTGTCTCATGTGCCATGCCAGATCATCAAGAGTCGCGGCGCTGAGCATGAGGCCGAGTTGTTCGGCAGGCTCAACAAGCGTCGCGGCTTGAGCACGCACCAGCTGTTCAAGGCTGACGTGTGTGCTGGAAAGCCTGATGCTGTCGCTGTCTACGAGGCCATTACTGCCGCCGGACTGAATGTCCGAGGCATGAAGCCAAACGGAAAGCGGCAGGCGATCGGCGGCGTGAAGCAGTGCCAGACCGCGTACCGCCGCATGGGCGGCGGTGAGGTTGGTGCGGCTCATGTTACTGACGTGCTGACCATGCTTCGGCAGACGTGGGGGCAAGAGCACCACGAGACGGCTTACCACTGCGCCGTCATCGGTGGGCTGGCGTTCTTTCTGCGTCGCTTTGGCGACAACGTGGATCGCAAGAGGCTGCGCGGGCTGATGGAGCGTCAGTCTCCTAACTCGCTGATCGGCAACGGCGACACGTTCAAGATGATGAGCGGAACTACGCGAGATGAAGGCGTGGCCCGTGCGTTTCACAAGGTCTACAACACGCGGCTTGGCTGCAACGCCCTTGATTGGGACGAAAGCCGCGTTGACCTCGCCGTCGAGGCTGTGGCCTGACATGAAAAGCCACATGCGTTACGCCAGCGTTTGCGACGGCATCGGTGCGGCTCATGTGGCATGGCAGCCACTCGGCTGGGAATGCGCTTGGACTTCAGAAATCGAGCCATTCCCGGCCGCAGTGGTTGACCATCATTGGAAACTCAAGAACCTCGGCGACATGACCAAGCTCACGGAGGAGATGCTTGATGAGTGCGGCCCGATCTCTCTTCTCTGCGGAGGAACTCCGTGCCAGTCGTTCTCTGTCGCCGGGCTTAGAAAAGGATTGGAAGACCCGCGTGGCAACCTGGCCCTCCGATTCACTCAACTTGTTGGCGTCCTGCGGCCCGAGTGGGTGGTATGGGAAAACGTCCCCGGAGTCTTGTCGTCTGGAGAAGGAAGGGATTTTGGCACCTTCCTCGGGGCGTTGGCAGAACTCGGGTATGGGTTCGCCTACCGAGTTCTTGACGCTCAGTGGTTTGGAGTCGCCCAGCGTCGTCGCCGTGTGTTCGTTGTCGCACACGCTCGAGATTGGCGACGTGCCGCAGCGGTACTTTTTGAGCGCGAAAGCCTGTTTGGGAATCCTCCGACGCGCGGAGCGGAGGGGGAAAGAGTTGCCGTCAGCCCTGCACTCCGCGCTCAGCCAAACAGCAGCCACCGAGACGACACCCAAGCGTTCGTGCCAGCGATCTGTCCAGCACTGAAGGCAAGAGATTGCAAGGGGCCAAGTAGCGATGGCGATGGCGATGGCGCAACTCTTGTGCCAATCGTGTTCAAAGAAAACATGAGTACGCCGTCTTGGGCTTGGGATCAGAGCGAGACGTTGCAGGCAGCAAACGGATGCGCAGTTGCGTTTGACACCTACAACCACACGTGCGGCGATGTAAGCCAGACGCTTCAGCGTGGGACAGGAACCGATCAGATCGGCGCAGCAGCCATCGGCATGGCCGTCCGCCGCCTGACGCCAATGGAGTGCGAGCGTCTGCAAGGATTTCCTGACGGGTATACGGACGTCACATACCGAGGTAAGCCGGCGGCCGATGGGCCACGCTATCGGGCCTTGGGCAACAGCATGGCCGTCCCGGTGATGGCATGGATCGGGAAGCGTATCCAGATGCTTGAGGAGGCCACGGATGGCACGCACAAGACTGCTTAAGCCTGGCTTCTTCTCAAACGACCAGCTGGCCGAGTGCGACCCGCTCGCCCGCCTTCTGTTCGCTGGACTATGGACGCTCGCTGACCGTGACGGCCGTCTCGAATGCCGCCACGCCAAGATCAAGGCCCAGGTGCTGCCGTACGACGACTGCGACGTGGCGGCCCTGCTGGAGCAGCTGGCGGCAAGAGACTTCGTGCAGGTGTACACCGTGGACGGACGCACATACGTCCAAGTCAACGGGTTCGCTAAGCACCAGAACCCACACCACAAGGAAACGTCCGACGGGCTGCCGGAACCCCCGAAAAACACGGGCGAAACGCAAAGCCCCGGAAATGCCGCGACTAGTCCGGGCATTTCCGAGACTAGTCCTGGAAATACCGGAACTAGCCCTGCCTTAACCCTTAACCCTTTACCCTTAACCCTTAACCCTTCAGATACACACACACACCGCGCACGCGAGGCGGACAGCGAGTTTCGCAAACCCGGCTGGGCCGCCACTGAGTGGGCTGCGTTTGTTGGCGTCTGGAACGCGACACAGCGGGCCGCCAAGTGGGACGGGCTGACGCCGCCCGATGGCTGGGTGGACGCCGCTGCGAGCCCTGGGTGGCTCCAGAAAGCCAGACAAGCCGTCCAGCGGCTCCCGAGGTGCCAGTACTTCGGAAACCCTCTAGCGGTCACGCAGTTCATCCAGCCTGGGTGGGCCGACAGGATACTGGCCGGCGAGTTCGACAACGCCAAGGCCAAGCACGGACGCAACGGCGACGAGAGGCCGCCGCCCGTTGACCAGGCGAAGCGTCGCTTTTACCGGGCCGACGCTGGCAAGCAGATGACCGACGCCGAGCATGCGGCGTGGATTCGTGACCAACGGAACGGCGGCATCGTCTCGACGCTTGCCACGGCAACCAGACTCAAGGAGGAGGATCTATGACGCCGTCAAGGACAAAAGTGTCCTAGTAGTGGCAGTTCTTTCGGGTAGTCAGCGATGGACGCCAAAAGGGGCAGCGTGCCCCAGTCAGCGGTCAGGCATTTCAAGGAGGAATAGCGTGCCGAAAAAAGATCAAAAAGGACATCTGACCAAGCGGCAGCAGCAGATGCTGAACGTGATCCGTTCACACTCAATCGTTTGCGGGCCGACGATTCGTTTCCTTGGAGACGCCATGAAGATCAAGTCTCCCAACGGCGTTGTGTGCCACCTGCGAGCTCTGGAGGAAAAGGGATACATCCGGCGCAAGAAGCGTGTGGCACGAGGCATCGAGGTGGTGTCATGAGCATGCGTCCGCACGAGATCGTTGCCAGCCTGCGGATCTACGCCGATGCGATGGCGCAGGCCGCCGTGACCAAGGCCAGCGACGGAGCCAGCCGGGCCCGGTTGAACTTCGGGGCAGCGTTGCTGCTGGAGACTGCCGACCTGGTGCTGCAGCTGCAGACTCGGCTGGTGCAGCAGGCGGTTGCCTTCGAGCACGGCGAG